TACTTCAGCAAGTTGAAGATGATTTTGGTATTAATGTATTTCAAACTAAAGAAGAAGATTTACCAGAAACAGATGCAGAGTTAGAGCTTTTCATGCAAATGAATTATAAGCCATCTATTGAAATTGCTACTGAAGAAGCTATAGATACTTTATTTCAAGCAAGTCATTACAACGATACAAGAAAAAGAGTTGATTATGACATTACTTGTTTAGGTATTGGAATGGCAAAACATATATTTTTACCAGGAGAAGGTGTAAGAGTAGAGTATGTTGATCCAGCAAATGTTGTTTACAGTTACACTGAAGACCCTTACTTTAAAGATACTTTCTATTGGGGAGAAATAAAAACAGTTCCAATTACAGAATTAATAAAAATTGACCCTGATTTAACTAACGAAGATTTAGAAGAGATTTCTAAATATAGTCAGTCTTGGTATGACTACTACAATTCTCAGCAATTTTATGAGAATAGTATGTTCAGTAGGGATACCGCTACATTATTATATTTTAATTATAAGACTACACATACTTTTGTTTATAAAAAGAAAAGCATGCCAGACGGTACATTTAAAACTGTTGAGAAGGATGATCAATTTAATCCACCTCAAGAAATGATGGACGAAGGTGGGTTTGAAAAAATTACTAAGACTATTGATGTGTGGTATGATGGTATTATGGTAATGGGAACTAATATTATGCTTCAATGGAAACTTGGAGAAAATATGGTTAGACCAAAATCAGCCAGTCAATATGCTATGCCTAACTATGTTGCTTGTGCGCCAAAAATGTACAAAGGAAATTTAGAGTCTTTAGTTAAGAGAATGATACCCTTTGCTGATTTAATTCAAATTAGTCATTTAAAAATACAACAAGTAGTTTCAAGGGTAGTTCCAGACGGTGTGTTTATTGATGCTGATGGGTTGAATGAAGTTGATTTAGGAACTGGTAACGCATATAACCCTGAAGATGCATTGCGTTTGTATTTTCAAACAGGTAGTGTTATTGGGAGAAGCTACACACAAGATGGCGAATATAATAATGCAAGAGTTCCAATTACTCAGTTAACTGCAAATAGTGGTGCAAGTAAAATGCAAATGCTTATCGGAAACTATAATCATTACATGGATATGATTAGGTCTGTAACTGGATTAAATGAAGCTCGTGATGGATCAAGTCCTGATCCTAATTCATTAGTTGGTGTACAAAAGTTAGCAGCATTAAATTCTAATGTAGCTACAAGACATATTTTAAATGCAAGTTTATATATTACAAAAACTTTAGCAGAATGTTTATCTATTAGAACAGCAGATGTTTTAGAGTTTGCTGATTTTAAAGATGAGTTTGCAATGCAAATAGGTAAATACAATTTAAGTATTATAGAAGATATTAAAAATTTATATCTTTATGACTTTGGTGTATTTATAGAGTTAATGCCAGATGAAGAAGAAAAAGCTATGTTAGAACAAAACATTCAAATGGCTTTATCTAAATCAGATATTAATCTTGAAGATGCTATTGATATTAGGGAGATTGCTAATTTAAAAATGGCTAATCAATTACTTAAAGTAAAAAGAAAAGCCAAGCAATTAGCTGAACAACAAGCACAAGCACAGCAACAACAAATGCAAGCTCAAATGCAAATGCAAGCGCAACAAGCTGCTGCGCAAATGGCTATGCAGACTAATGAAGCTGAGACTCAATCTAAGATTGCTGTTAAGGAAGCAGAGGTTGCTTTTGATATTCAAAAATTACAAAGAGAAGCTGAATTAAAACAACAGTTAATGCAAGTGGAATTCCAAATGCAAATGCAGTTAAAAGGTTTAGAAAGCGAAAACTTAAAGAGCAGAGAAAATGAAAGAGAAACTGCGAAAGATAAAAGAATTAGTCAACAGTCAACACAAACTTCTAAAATGATTGAACAGAAGAAAAGAGATTTACCAGCTATAAACTTTGAGTCTAACGAGGATAGTTTAGATGGTTTTGATTTGGCTGAATTTAACCCAAGATAAATAGTCTAAAATTATAATTAAATTAGTATTAACTTTGTTAAAAATAAAATCAAATGGAATTTACAGTAAAAGCAGTTGACGGAAATGTCGAAGAAAAATCAAGAGCGCAAGTTGAAGAAACTTTGTTAAAAGAACACGAAGAACAATTTGAGCAAAAAAAAGTAGAAGACGACTCTATTGAAAAAATAGATTTTAGTAATAAAGAAAATTCAACTACCGAAGAAACATCGGTTGATGAAACTAAGAATGAAGAAACATCTTTACCAGAATTAAGTGATGATGATGTTATTTCATATATAAAGAAAAGATACAATAAAGATATCAATTCTGTTGATGAATTATTTGCGGAAAAAGAGGCAAATTCTGAGTTACCAGAAGACGTATCTGCGTATTTAAAGTACAAGCAGGAAACTGGGCGTGGTATTAATGACTTTTATAATTTACAAAAAGACATTGATGACATGGACGATAATGCTGTACTTGCTAATTATTATGAGTCGACTGAAGAAGGTTTAGACTCGGATGATATTCAGGACATTATTGAAGATAAGTTTTCCTATGATGAAGATTTAGATGATGAAAAAGATATTAGAAAAATAAAGTTAGCAAAAAAACGAGAACTTTCTAAGGCAAAGAAGTTTCTTAATGAACAGAAAGATAAGTATAAAATTCCTCTTGAGTCAAGTGGGGGTGGATTATCAGAAGATCAGCAAGAAAATATTAATGCTTATAAAAAGTACATGGAGGAATCCGAAAGTGTTGCGGAGGTAAACAGTAAAAGGTATAATTATTTCTTAGATAAAACCGAGTCGGTTTTTAACAACGAATTCAAAGGTTTTGAGTTTTCAGTTGGTGATAAAAATATTTCTTTTAAACCAGGTGATGCACAAGAACTTAAAAACGTTCAATCTGACGTTAACAATTTCGTTAACAAATTTATGGACAAAGAGGGTTTGATTGTTGATCCAGTCGGATATCATAAAGCCTTATCGGTTGCTATGAATCCTGATAAGTTTGCAAAACACTTTTACGAACAAGGGGTTGCTGCAACTGTAGATAATGTTTCGAGAAAATCAAAAAACATTAATATGGATGTTAGACAACAATCTCAATCGGTTTCTAAAAACGGAATTACGATTAGACCTATGGGTTCAAGTAGCGACAGTGGAAGAGGACTCAAAATTAGAAGTAGAAAAAAATAATTAATTTTAAAAAAAACAACAAATTATGGCAGTAAATGTAGCCCCAGGATTTGACTTGCAGCCAAGTGCGCAGCAAACTCCTTTATCAACAAACTACATAACTAACTTTGATTTCTTGAATCAGTATCTTCCAGATACTTATGAAAAGGAATTTGAGCGTTATGGAAACAGATCAGTAGCATCATTCTTAAGAATGGTAGGCGCTGAAATGCCTTCAACGTCTGACCTTATCAAATGGGCAGAACAAGGAAGATTACACACTAAATATCAAGCATGTACATCAGCAGGTGGTATTGGAGTTGACGATGCTGTTTGGACAATTCCAAACAATATTGCAAACTTTAACCCAGCTTTAGCAGGAACATCAAGTCAAGCAGCTTTAAGAGCAGGACAGACTGTAATGGTATCTGATAATACACCAGGTTCAACTTTACAGAACAAGGGTATTATATCAGTAGCTCCAACAGCAGGTGCGCCAAACGTAGTAAAAATTGCATACTATGAAGGTGGTGGTCAATCAATGGCAGCAGCAACTTCATGTGACATTTTTGTATACGGTTCTGAATTTGCAAAAGGTGTGAACGGAATGCAAGGGTCTTTAGAATCTGATGATTTTATTTTCTCAAACAAACCAATCATTATCAAAGACAAGTATTCTGTTTCTGGTTCTGACATGGCTCAAATTGGATGGATTGAAGTTACATCTGAAAATGGCGCTTCTGGATACTTATGGTATTTAAAATCTGAACATGATACAAGATTACGTTTTGAAGATTACTTAGAAACAGCAATGATCGAAGCAGTACCAGCAGCAGCAGCATCTGGTGCAGGAGACTACTTACAAGGTACAGCGGCAGGAGCTTCTGTAGCAGGAGAGTCTGGATCTGAAGGGATTTTCTACGTAGTTGGAAATAGAGGTAATGTATTCGGTGGTGGAAACCCACAGACTTTAGCTCAATTTGATAACATTATTCAAAGACTTGACAAGCAAGGTTCTATTGAAGAAAATGTTATTTTTGTAGACAGACAATTTTCATTTGATATTGACGATATGTTAGCAACACAAAACTCTTACGGAGCAGGTGGTACTTCATATGGTTTATTTGACAATGACAAAGACATGGCGTTAAATTTAGGTTTCACAGGATTCCGTAGAGGTTACGATTTCTACAAGTCTGACTGGAAATACTTAAACGATCCTACAATGAGAGGTGGTCTTAATGCAGGTAAAGTTAATGGACTTTTAGTTCCAGCTGGCTCTACAACTGTATATGATCAAGTCTTAGGAAAGAATGCTAAGCGTCCTTTCTTACACGTTCGTTACAGAGCTTCAGAAACTGAAGACAGACGTTACAAGTCTTGGATTACTGGTTCAGCTGGTGGTGCAAGAACAAGTGACTTGGATGCAATGGAAGTAAATTTCTTGAGTGAAAGAGCTGTATGTACTTTAGGTGCAAACAACTTCTTCTTATTTCAAGATGCATAGTAAATAGTAGTAATACTTACCCTCGTTATAATGACGAGGGTAATTATTTTTTATAAATCAAATTAAATTATATTATAATGTCAAAACAAAAAGAAAAGTACGAAAACAAAGCCTATAGACTTTCAGGCAACCAGTATCCACTTTCATATATGCTGGCTTCAAGGCATTCAAGTAGATCTCCTTTATTACATTTTGATGAAGAACAAGGTATTAACAGACCTCTTCGTTATGCAAGAAACCAGAGAAGCCCATTTGAGGATGAGCAAGATGGTAATGCAATTTTAGAGCCTATTGTTTTTGAAGATGGTATGTTAATGGTTGAGAAACAAAATCAATCATTACAAAAATTCTTACACTATCATCCAAGTAATGGAATGGTGTTTGAAGAAATAAATAATTCTCGCGATGCGTCTGTTGAATTAGAATACGTTGAAGCGGAGTTAAATGCTCAAATAGAAGCTAAAAAAATAACTACTGATGTAAATAAATTAACTTCAGTATGTAGAGTTTTAATGGGTAATGGTGTAGACAATATGACTATTCCAGAATTAAAAAGAGATATTCTTTTATACGCTAAATCAAGACCAGAAGATTTTATGAATACCATAAATGATCCAATGTTAGAATTAATGGATACAATCCATCAATTTGTAATAGCAGGTTTTATTGCGTTTAGAAATAACAATAAAGATGTTTATTATAATTTACCTAACAATAAAAAGAAAATG